ACTACAGTTTATAGTCATGTCTTATAAAATGTAGCTAGTAGTTTTGATATACTAAAGTACATTCACGTATACGTGTTACCGCTCCGATTCTTGGAATCAAGTGTATCAGAATTATGAAATTGTTATGTTGGGCAGTAAAGATCTCGGCATACCTCTTACTAAATTCTTTACCGCCTTACAGAGCTATACGTAATTGGAAGTGGGTAGTTTTGAGTGGTGTTAATCTAACGCAGGAGAAAATGCTTCGGCTCTATTACATTGTATATAGAGGCGAGTAGGGAGCTCTGAAGGCCTTGGAAACCTTCATCTCTAATCCGGGACGATTTTAACATTCGGCTGCTTTTAGTTCGTATATGATGATCATAAGGTTGCTCACACCCGCGGAGGTCGGCTGTGTAGTATTTGGGAGGATAAAAGGTTAGCCACACCTTCCTTCTTGTACCTCTTCTCTCTATTGAATAATAGAATTTAATAAACAAATAGGAAAATATAGTTATATTTTCTGCTCCAAGCTTCCAGCTATCCAAACCATTCCAATTTTCCAATTCTTCCAGCTTATTCCAACTTTTGTACCAAACTTTTCAACTTTACTCCAGAAATATAATAATGCAATCTTTTGTGGAAGCTATTCAAAATATGGAAAAACTTGACAATGGAGGAATTAAAAGCACTAAACACATCCCCAAAGGATTCAAACCAATCTGCAATAGACCATACGAAACTAGTAAGGATGAATCAGGACGAGGTTATATCAATATATCCTTCAAGCCCCTTGACAATACAGACACAAGGGAGACGTTGGCAAGTGCACTGGAACGCTTTACAAGACTACATCTCAAGTGCAAATCCAATCGGGTTAATAGGTCTAATCTTACTGCTCTTTTCAACGATTGGGTGTGTGGCGTTACGATTCTTGAAAAGCAAACCTCTCGAACCCAAGAACGACACAATCAGCAAGGAGACAGAACCCGATACGTCGAACGAAATGCCTACGTGCTCCAGTTCATGGATGGAATGCTAAGAGTTAGCTGTTCCTTTAAGTCTTTCAAGTTCAGGAATTTGCAGGAAATTATTTATGAAGCAATAATTATGGAACTTCTGAATATTCCTCATTCGCAAATGGAAGATGATGGTGGACAAGGAGACACTACACAGGACTCAGACAAAGCAGGTAATACTATTATTACAAGAGATGCAGATCAAAGTATTGCACAAGAAGAAGGCATAAACATTCCACAACTTATAAGTATTTGTTCAACTGAACCAATGCACCAATTTGAATCAATTACAAATCGGTGGATGGCTCTCCCTAGTATTGAAGTTAAAACATCTGATGCTTTTAATACTATTTTGCAAACTTATAACTTACCTTCTTTTCTTTATTCAGAGAACACTGCCCCTAATATGATGCCGTTTGAAAATTTTATGTTTGGCAAGTACGATATATGGTTTAAGTTTGTCGTTAATGCTAATAAATTTCACGTTGGCAAAGTTTTGGCTAGTGTTAAGTATGACTCGTATCAAATCGACACGCTCCGGAATTCTCTTCCGGCTCTGATATCCCGGCCACATGTTATGATGGATCTTGCGGCCAATAATGAAGGTATGTTGTGTGTACCTTTTAAATACCATCGCACTTTTGTCCGTAATGCTTCTCTTGCTAATTCACAATATGGTTCAAAAGCTGCTCAGTACGCAAGTGTAGTATTGAGCATTATGAGTCCTCTCGCTGCAGCCGTAGGTGCACCAAGTAATATGTACATTCGCCCCTTCTATGCTATTAAGAAGGCTAGTTTCACCGGAATGTCGTATAAGATTCCTGTTGCACAAATGGAAACCGCTGGTGCAATTGTATCTATGCTCGATAAAGGACTAAAAGTCTGTGGAGCCATCAAAAATATGGATAAACCCTATGATGATCAGCGTGTTCAGCAAGTTATCTTGCGGCCACGAATGAATTTTCAGACAGGCGTTGGAGCAAGTGACAGTGTTCCTCTCCGACTTGACCCATTGGCCCAGACCACATACTTACCTGACCACGAATACCCTGACGATCCAACAACTGTTCTTGACATAGCCAAAATTTGGGGTTTTGCTGGAGCTTTCACGTGGAAAGCTAGTTCTACTGAAGGTTCAGAACTCTTTAGTATACCTATTGAACCTACCTGGAGGAATCGTGATAACTGGGCAGGAGTACCAACACCCCTTGAGTACATTTCATCAATGTACCAATTTTGGTCTGGTCCCCTTGAAGTGCGTCTGGATTTTGTTTCCAACGCATTTCACACTGGCTCTATTATGCTATCAGCAGAATTTGGGCGTGCCTCTACAAACGTTGAACAAAGTGGTTCAACATACACTAAGGTGTTCCATCTTGGAAATCAGAAGACTGTAAGTTTTGTAGTGCCATATATTTATGACACAGTATGGCGTCGCACATCTACAGTTCCCTTTAGTGTATTACGCACAAATCTGGCTGCCAGTGCTCGAAGTGGTCAAATCAGCACAATGAGAGCAAACTCATCGGCTTTCAAAGTAAGAGTTATTAATAAACTCGTACCAGTGCAATCAGTGGTTCAGGATATTCAAGTTCTTGTCTTCATTCGCGCAGCAGATACATTTACTCTTCACAGCCCCATTATGTCCAATATGTTGAATTCGGAACAAGTATACGCCCTGCAAGACTTCCCTGGTACCTATCCACTTGAGAATGTTTCTGAGCTATCCAAAATTTCACTCACGGACAGCGTAAGAGAACCCGGAGCTGTGCAAGTCTCCCATAAGTGGATGAAGGGCCGAACACCAGATCAGATCCAGAATGCCATACTTGTTACGAACGAAGGCACAATCCTTAGTTCTAACCCTGACCACCCTACGGTAGATCCAAAGAATATAAGCAACATTCCTGATCCTAAAGTTGAAAGTGGTATTATTGCAGCACCCAACCCTGCTTCAAGATATTTTTGGGTGAACAGCCAGGGTTCTCGTATTACATACAACCCATCCATCTTGCCTCCTGACGATTATCAACACGTTGTACTTCCTGACTTTGAAGCCAAGAAAGACGCATATTATTGGAACACCACTAAAACCCGTCGTTATCGTTACAACCGGACATATCGCTCGTTCGATATTGGAGGTGGAACTTGGATGGATCAGCCGGCATTTGCTCAGATGGATGATGGCGTGAAAGAAGATACTGATCCAACGGAAACATTCCAAATTGGTACCAATCGTAGTAACGTGCAAACAATTGAGAGCCATATTCGCATAAAAGATATCTTGCGGCGCCCGGTATGTATTGTATCCCATTTTAATGTTCCAGCTTATCGTAATGTTGCTGCTGGTGCAACTTTGAGTGTAAACCCCTTCTTTGTCCCATGCCTTCCTCCTTCCCACATGATAACGTATGGAACTACTGCAAATAGGATTTTCACACCACTTATTGGTCGCTCTGCCCATACTCATCTTCTTGATTTGTTCCGATTTTGGCGCGGTTCCCAAAGATATTCCATTATAAGTCACCGAGTTACAGGGGCTCCCATATATGCTTCATATGTTCCACACTCTGGAGCAATGAATTGTGGCACAGTTACCTTCCTCACAGTAGATCTACTTGATACTNACTGCCCCCCGAGTTCATTTGGACTTGCTACCGAAATAATGATTCCAAGCGTTAACCCAACTATGTCAATTGAAGTTCCTTATGAAACCGAGAACAATTGGACTTTGATGCAATGTGAAAATTGGGAAAGGAATTTTTCGTGGCGTGATCATGGCGACTATAATGTAGGTCACATCGTACTTTGGAGCGAAGAAGCTTTTACGTGTGATATCTTTTGGAGTGCTGGAGATGATTTTGATGTTAAGAATTTCCTAGGCCCTCCTCCTGTTATAGCGCCCTTCTCTAAATTTGCCCTATCAGATAATCACCCTTCCACACAAATGGAGGATTTTAGCCCGAGGGAAAGACCGAGTTTAGCTCGCTCTATCTGTGATAAAATTTCAACTCCCCTCGCATGTGCTGGTGCTTCCCAAATCCCTATTATTGGACCAGCAGTGGCAACAGGAATCGGTGCGTACAAATTAGGAACAACTATTGCAAATATCGAAGACAGAGTTGGGGAGACAACAAATAATGTGAACAGCCTAATTCACAACGCTGATGATCTTATTAACATGATCAAACAAAAGATATCAGCAGGACTTAACATCACTAACAACATTTACACAGCTGTTGTTAACGGCATCATTGACTTGCTCACAAATATGGGGCGGTGGGATTTTAAAGCTATATCTCTTAGCATTTTGCGACTTATAATAAACACCATAAATGTCCCACTTACATCAATTGCTTCCTACATTCCTGAATTTCAGAATTTATTCCGGAGAAGCCCACATGCTCAAGCTGAAGACTCGATAGAACAAATTTCAGAGTCCTTTTGGAATGAACAGAATATTAAGGATGCATTCAAGCTTATTTGCTCAATCGTAGGAACAGCAATTGGTGCTGTGCTAATAGCCCCTTCCAACTTGCCCACAGATATTATCAAGTCAATTCTTACAGCACCGTTTCGTACAACCACTGTTGTATTGGCCAATGGAATACTCAGATTCGCCGATATCACATTCAACATCATCAAGCAAGCATGTCTTTGGGTTGCCAGCTATTTTGACCCACGCGTGCGTATTGTACAGGAATTGCGCCTTCAGAGCCCAGTTATTAATGACTTTATGAAAGAGAGTCAGATTTTAACGAATGAAATTAACCGCTCTGCTATGCAGCTCCCTGCTTTCCGCCTTCGCTATTGGGTTAATGTGGTCAAAGCTTATGAAATTCAGCGACGTGTAATTGACCTTCCACGAAATGCAGTATCACCAGTATTGGTGCGAATGTGTGCAGATGTCATTAAACACGGCAAAGAAAACATGGCAGATTTGAGGTGCTCTCCTGTTAAGTATGAACCATTTGTGTTGGTTATACACGGGCCTGCAGGAATTGGGAAATCAAATTTGGTCACCCACCTTGCCAAGGAAATGTTAGCTGCTATTGGTTTGACGCGTTTCCAAAGTGATCCTGTACACATTCGTTCTGCTGGCTCTAAACACTGGAATACTTATTCAGACCAACCAGTTGTAGTGTACGATGACTGGCTAAACATCACCAGCCCCGAATTGGTAGCGAGCACTCTTAACGAACTATACCAACTGAAGTCATGTGCCACTTTTGTACCAGAGCAGGCCGCTATTGAGGACAAGAAAATTAAAGCAACACCCCGGCTAGTTATACTCCTATGTAACAACGCATACCCGGATTCAGTTCTTACAAACATGGTGAGCTGCAAAGATGCTGTGTACAGACGACGTGAACTTACAGTACATTGCGCGAGAAAACCCGAATATGAGAATAGGAATTTGCGCGAAATGAGTGATGAAGAGAGTTTGTCAATGGCCCACCTTATATTTAGGCAAGACCGTGGCTTTGACAGTATGAACTTGTCAAAGAAAGCAGTTGGATATACTGAATTTAAGAAATTTGCTGTGGAATCGTTTAAAGAATACGATAATCAAGAACGCCGGAACGTACGCCAACGACTCGATAAACTCATGGGTTACTTCAGCTCAACACCTTGCGATATCAGAGATCCTTTCGCTGTTTTTTACGAAGGATGTGCCTTTGCCATGCAAGATGATATGCCCTTGCGCTCAGAAATGTTGGATCATGAAATTCGACAAGTAGCTGGAGTCATCGAAAATGCGCGTTCAGATAATGCAGCCCTTAACTTATCAGTTCATAACCCTTGGTCAGAAGAGGTGAGTGCCCAAATGATAGCTGAAGCTGCATGTGTACTCACAGTAGGAACTGCTGTTTTGGGAGGATTGTATTGTTGTTTGCGCAAACTCGGAGCATATAATGCTAGTGAAGGATTAGAAGCCCAATGCAATATTTGCCTTGAAACAACTAAAATACATTATGTATGTGGGGCTTCTTATTCAATGCTACAAACTCGATCATTGGAAGGAGTACATAAGTTTTGCCGAACTTGTGTTAACCGCGCGCAATCTGTGGGTACATGGTCGTGTGCAGTTTGCCGGAATAATGCTGATCCAGTTCTAGTAATGTCGCAATCTATGTATGAATCTATAGGAATTCTCAGCAAGTTGCATAAAGCTTCAAATTGGGCAACTAATGTTATAGGGAACTTTATTAATGAGTTTGACCGGCTAGTTGGCGTTAAGAATTGGGGAATGTTTTTGCTTGGATGTTCATATATTAGCAGTATTAATACGCGTGTGAGGCTCAGTGGCAATGAAGATTATCCATATCTAATGATATATAATGCTTCAACTGCAATTCTATCAGCAGTTGCATTTCCGCACTTGTACCGATTCTCCAGATTGACACCGGCAACGCGCACTTACATTGACTTAACTCGCACCAAACTTATTGATAATATTCCTTCGTTTAACGCAGATGCTGAAGCCATTATCTCGCGCATTCTTGAATACAATAATAACGTATCAAATAATCGCTTTGTCCCAGAAGCAACGCGAGCCACATTGGAAAGAGATATTTCTGAACTTGTGAGAAATAGACTCGGTGAAAATTATTCCCGCTATATTAAACCTATTAGGGGCATATTCTTTACTGAGGAAATTGCGACACTATCAGCCAACATTGAACAATACAACATATCCTTGCTTGCCAATCCTAACGAGTGGAATGAAGAATTGTACAACAGCTTAATTGCGCGGATTCCACCTGTAGCACAAAACGACTCAGATGAAGAAGATGACTGGTCAATGCCTTTGCACATTGGCGCTCGCCGGGTTAACCACTTTTCTGTAGGACTACAAAATGCACAAGATTATTATCCCTACACATGTGACGTTTCAAAGTGGACTGGAGTAGCTGAGTTTAACACAATTTGCCCTCACAAACATTTTGTGGAACACAAAGAACACATTCTTTATGACAAGGGCAACTACTTCTGGAACTCTGTGCAAGGTGAAGTGCCAATAAAAGACGGTTGGTGTTCAAATTATCCTGACTGCCCTATGGCCCCTGGAAATCGGGAACCTCATTTGCTAGCATATTTTGAGCAACATAAGAACTTGTGGTTTGGACTATTTATCAACAAACCTCCTCATGTGCAAAAGCAATTTATCGAACAACTCGTTCCCCGTTTCGCCTGGCCCCAGTGGATTATGACTGAGCAAAATAACATAGAAAATCCCATTTTGGAAACTTCCAGCTGGTGGGATTATCTGAATGTTCACCCAATGCTTGTCAATATCCTCAAGGTAGCAGCAGTTGGCACTGTTACACTAGGCATTCTGGCAGGGTCATACTCATTGTTTAGATGGCTTTTCCCGACACCAGAATCGCAAATCATTCCTTCCGGCGATTCAGTCATCCGTCACTTCCGTGCACGTGTTCAGCAAGTATCACGTATTCCAGCTTCGCAGAGTGAATTTATGGACGCTATTGTAGATAAGATTAACAATAATTACTTTGTGATCATTGTTATTGAGAGTCAAGGTAACGAGCGTCATCTCATTGGTTGTGGAGTAAAACAACGGCTCGGAATTATGCCCAAACATTACTACGAGTATATCTGCAAAAAGAAGAGGGAAGATGGAGTGCAATTTTTCTTGGCCAAGCCCCATTTAATTAAGCAACGCGTGCAAATTGCAATTGATGAGAATGATTTCACTTACAGCAACACTGCTGATATTTGTCTATACCAACTACCGGCCTCATGGAATATGTTCCGAGACATTACAAAGTATATGTCGCTGGATGCTGATTTGCAGAAGAAAATGGCAAATAGTGGTGTAATTGTAAAACCACCTCTTAAAAGCAACAATTACACTTCTATCATCCCCGTTGACATCAAGGGGTATGTGAAAAATCAGTTCATCATGGGAGAGAATGGTGGGTTTAACAGCCAACATTGCTTGAAGTACACGTTCTCACAAAAAGGAGCTTGTGGATCCATGGTGTTGAAAGAACAATCGCAACGCCCAATAGTAGCAATGCATATTGCCGGAATTGGAGAGGGTGTTAGTGGCATAGGATATGGTGTAATTCTCACTGATGAAATGTTTGCAGAGTTCCAGTGTGAAGTTTCGGGCAAGTGTGCAGAACATGAAGAACCACCATATGTTGGAGAAATAGATACGGCCAAAATGCACTTGCCTGAGGATGCGGTAGTAGGATATGTTGGTGTTCTTCCAAACAATTTGAAGCCTTTTTCGCCTTTCAAATCCAAGATTAAGCCTTCTCTGATTCAAGACCTGCTACCCTGGACAACAACAAAAGCACCTGCTATACTTTCCCAAAAAGATGAGCGTTATACACACACCATATCGCCTCTCGTTGCTGGGTGTGCTAAGCATGGTTATCTCACTGCAAATTTTACCACTTCAGAGTTGCACAAGGTTAGAGATTTGCGTTTTGAACAACTTCGCCGTATGAAACCCGGTATTTCACCTTGCAATCGTTTGAGTATTGAAGAAGCCATTATGGGTTTTGCTGGAATTGAGTTTTACGACCCACTACACTTGGATACATCAGCAGGCTGGCCATTATGCACATCAAAGAAAACATTGAAGAAAGATTGGTGTGACATTGAACGAGATGAGAGTGGCGTGCTCATTTCTTGCAAATTGCATCCTGAAGTTGAGAATCAGATAGAAAGTGAAACCGACAAACGCAGAAGAGGAATCGTTCCATTCACAGTTTTTGTGGATACTTTGAAGGATGAAAAGAAGCCTTTGGCGAAGATCCATAAGCTAGGAGGAACTCGTGTATTCTGCGCATCTCCTTTTGCTTACACAGTAGCAATGAGGCAGAACTTCCTTCACATGTGTGCTGCTTATTCGACCTATCGTTGGGAACTCAAACATGCAGTTGGTATCAATCTCCAAGGCCCACAATGCACAGAGCTTGTTTCTCGACTTCTTCGCGTTGGTCATAACATTGTAACTATTGATTATAGTAACTTTGGACCTGGATATAATGCAGGAGTAGCTGAACAAGCGGCACAAAATTTCAAGAAGTGGACGCTTAGCAATGTTGCCGGTGTGAATGAAGCAGAACTTGATTGTTTGCTAGAAGAAGGATTGAATTCATTGCATTGCATGAATAACGTGTTGTATCGCCAACAAGGAGGATCACCTTCAGGATCACCAATTACTGTTATTATTAACAGCGAAGTTAACATCATGTATATTATGCTGGCTTGGGATGCCCTTGTTAAAGGCGAAGGAAAATGGCGTGATTTTGAAGAGCAAGTGTGTATGTACGTTTACGGCGATGATCTGATTATGTCTGTTTCTGATAATTACATTGAACACTTTAATGCAGTTACAATCACTGAGTTCTTTAAGAAACACAAGATTGTAGCTACTAACGCTGATAAGTCGACAGACATTAAGCCATTTGAAACGATTGAAACCGCAACTTTCTTGAAATGTAATTTCGTGCCACATCCATATAGAAGTGGAGAATGGTTGGCCAAACTGGACATAGAAAGTGTTAATGATACGCCCATGTGGATAAAGGAACCCATAGCCTTTAAAGAGGCCACAGAGTTGAATGCAGAAGCAGGAGTACGCGCTGCATTTGGGCATGGAAAAGAATTTTTTAACAACTACCGGACGAACATAAATATTGCCTTAAATCAAATTAAGAGTGATCCCATTCTACTTGATTGGCATGACATTGATGATTCATTTTATGGGGAAGGATCATCATATAATGTAGGGCAATAAGCCCCG